TCAAGCGGCGGGTGCATTCTTCCGGCGTTGAACCCGGGAGACAACCTCATCGTCATCAATGCGGGGGCGAATGCGCTCTTGCTCTTTCCCCCCGTGGGCGGGCAGTTGAATGCATTGGGGACCAATGCCTCGTACTCGATTGCCACCACGACCCCTTATTGCACTGTGAGTTGTATCACTCCGACCCAGTACCACTGTTTCCAGTCCGCGTAAGGAGCCTCCATGATCCCGGGCGTTCACAAAGAGATCATGCCGCATGTGCGGTTCGAAACCAAAGACTACGGACGCAACGAGGAAGCTTCCCGCAGAGCCGGACGACACATTCCCAACAACGCGACGTTCATCATCATCCATCCCCATGGGAGCAAGGATGAAAGTGAGCATCTGGCGGATGAGTGGTTGCCCCGCAAGCGCATGGATGCCTCTCGGGGGGCTTACAACGAGGAGTGGATCAGCTTCTTCGAGAAGCAATACGCCGCCTGGAAGCAGGGCCAGGAATTACCTCGCCAAGGGACCCCGATTCAGACCTGGCAACTGGCCTCTCCCGAACAACGCTCCCGTCTGAGAGCTTTGGGTCTGACGACCGTAGAGGACTTGTCTGCGGTGCCGGATTCAGGTTTGGGCGAGATTGGCTTGGATGCCCGGGTCTTACGGGATATGGCGCGCAACTGGATTGCCGAGGGGCAGCAGAAAGGCATCAACGCGCAGGAACTCGCAATGGCGCAGGAAGAGATCCGCCGCCTGAAGGAGTTGAATGCCGGGCAGGAAGACCGTTTGCGCGCGCTCGAGGAGAGCGTGCCGCGCAAGACCCGCAAAGCGGAAGCGGCGTAGGAGAATGCCATCAGCCTGCTCAGCATCGTTCAATCCCTGACCCTGAGGGTTCTCTCCTCTAAACCTCCCTTTGCCGCATCGTCCGCCGATCCCAAGGTCCTGCAGGCGGTGGAGTATGTGAATGAGGCGGGGCAGGAATTGGCCGCTCGCGCGACTTGGCAGGCGCTAAAGAACGAAGCGGTGTTCACCACGGTTCCCGCGATGGTGCAAGGGACCATTCAAGCCTTAGCCGGTCCCGGCTACGCCTTCATGGTGAACAACACCATGTGGAACCGCTCCCAACGACGACCGATCTTCGGGCCCTTGAGCGATGCCGACTGGCAACAGATCCAGGCCATGTTTGTGGCAGGACCCTTCATCCAGTACCACATCGAAGGCAATCAGCTGCAGTTCTTTCCGGTGCCTGCCGCAGGTCAAACCGTCGCCTTTGAATGGGTGAGCAACCTCTGGTGTACGTCCTCCACCGGAGCGCCGCAGACTTCGCTCCTCACCGATACCGACCTCGCCTTGCTCGATGAGCGCGTCATCACTTTGGATGCGCTCTGGCGGTTCAAACGGGCGAATCAGCTGGCTTACGATGAGGACTACAACAAAGCGCAAGCGGCGATCGAGGATCTGATCGCGCGCGATGGCAGCAAGCCGACGCTCAATCTGAAAGGCGCGGAAACGGACTTCTTCCCCGGTGTCTTGGTACCGGCGGGGAACTTCACCCTATGAGCTTCGGGGCGCTCTCACGACAGGTCCAGCGGCAGATTCAGCCGAGGACGCAGAGCATTCCCGCGCCCATTGGCGGCATCAATGCGCGCGATGCCTTGGCGGAAATGCCGCCGACCGATGCCATCAGCATGGACAACTGGTTCCCTACCCCTTCTGCGGTGGTGACGCGAAACGGCGTGAGCGTGTGGGCTTCTGGGCTCCCGGGTCAGGTCGATACCGTGATGGCTTACAACGGCTTCACGGTGCGCAAGCTCTTTGCCATCTCCAATGCGGGACTGTATGACGTGACGGCCTCGGGGGCGGTGGGGGCTTCCATCGTCAATGGCCTGACGAGCAATCAGTTTCAGTGGGCGATGTTCAATGCTGGCGGTGGGAATGTCTTACTGGCCGTCAGCGGCAGTGATCCGCCCATGCGCTATGACGGCGGCACACAAGGGGCCGTTGTATCCACCACCAACCTGGTGGGCGGCACCGGGTACGTCAACGGCACCTACACCAATGTTCCGCTGACCGGAGGGGCCGGAACCGGCGCCCAAGCCACCGTGGTCGTGGCGGCCAACGCGGTGACCTCGGTCACCATTACGGCAGGCGGTTCAGGCTACGCCCAGACCAATACGCTCTCGGCCTCCAACAGCAATCTCGGGGGTGCGGGCAGTGGGTTCTCCGTACAAGTGCAGACGATTGGCGGCTGGTCGGGGACCACGATTTCAGGCACCGGCTTAAATCCCAATCACCTGATTACCGTGACGGTGCATCAACAGCGGGTGTGGTACATCGAAGCCAACACCATGAACGTCTGGTACACCTCGGTGACGGCGTTTCAGGGGGTGTTGACTGTCCTACCGTTGGGGCAGTTGTTCAAGATGGGTGGCACGTTGATGCAGATGGCCACCTGGACCATTGATAACGTGGCAGGGATCAACGATTACGCCGCCTTCATCACCTCCGAAGGGGAAGTGGCGATCTATCAGGGGAATGACCCCACCCAAGCCTCTACCTTCCAGTTGGTCGGAGTGTTCACCATCGGCCAACCCGTCGGACGACGCTGTTGGATCAAGTACGCCTCCGATGTGCTCGTCATTTGCCGGGATGGCTTGGTACCCCTTTCCAAAGCCCTGCTCACGGATCGGATTCAGCCCGATACCACGCTCACGTACAAGATCGTGAATGCGGTCAATGCCGATGTCCAAGCCTATGCCAACAACTTCGGCTGGCAGGCAATGGAATATCCGTTGGGGAACAAGCTGATTCTGAATGTCCCCGAAGTGACCCACGGCACGACCCATCAGTGGGTCATGAATGGGGTCACCAAAGCCTGGTGTCGCTTCACCAATTGGGCCGCGAATTGCTGGGAGATTCAGGGGGATTCGTTGTACTTCGGCGGCAATCAGGCCGTGTATCTGGCGGATACCGGGGCCTCCGATGCCGGGATGCCGATCACGGTGGATTGCAAGCCCGCCTTCAGTTACTTCGGATTGGTAGGACAGCTCAAGAACTTCCTCATGGCGCGCCCGATGTTTCAGGCGAGTGCGCCTCTGACCCCCATGGTCACTCTGAGTCTGGATTTCAACGATGTGGAGAATCCCTCTCCGCCCTTGCTCTTTGGCGGCGTGGCGCCGTGGGATACCTCTGCGTGGGATGTCACACCGTGGGGGGATCTGACGCCCTCCATCACGGTGAAGAACTGGCAGGGCGTCTCAGGATTGGGCTATGCCGCAAGTGGACGGATCAGCATGCAACTCAGCGGAATCGTCGCACAGTGGCTGGCCACCGACTATCTCTACGAACCCGGAGGGCCGCTCTAGGCTGGTGTTCGGTGAAGATGAACGCATCGCACAGTGGGTTCAAAAACGGCTGCCGGATTTCCTCGGATGGAACGGTGCATATCGCGCCGTGGGGTATGAGCTGCGGGGGCAGCTTAAGGGGGGCGTGGTTTACAGCCAGTACACGGGTCCCAACATCATGGTCGCAACGGTGCTGGAAGCGCCCCTCACGCGGCGCTTTTTGCGCTCGATCTTCTTCTACCCGTTCTGTCAACTCAAGTGTCAGCGTATGACCGCGCTCATTGACCAAACCAATGCCCGTTCCCAAAGACTGGTGCGGCATCTGGGCTTCAAGTTCGAGGGGGCAATGCGTGAAGCCACCCCCCATGGCGACATGCTCATTTTTGGACTGCTGAAGCGCGAATGTCGCTTCCTCCCGGTGAATCATGAGTAAAGGCGGCTCGGCTCCCCAACCCGTTGACCCGTACGCCCAAGCAGCGGCGCAATACGGTCTGTCCACCGGCACGGCAGAATTCAATGCGGGCTTGAACCGCACCAATACCGTCAATCCGATGGGATCGTCCATCTGGAGTGTGAACGGCCAACCCACCGCACAAGCCCCCGGAGGGCCGTTTGTCGAGCCAGGCAATGAAGCGGCGGGCAATCGGTTTGGACTTGGGGGAACGGCTTATCCCTCCTCGATTCCGAATACGGCGACGGCCTCTCAAGGCATGCCGTATGGACTGGGCGGGGATACTTTCAATGCTCCTACAGGAGCGCAGTCGGCGAACTTCACATCTGCGAATACGGAGTACGGAAGTCTGCCGAGTCCTTCTTCGGCGCCGACCTACACCAACACCACGACCTTGGCCCCGCAGTTCCAGAATGCGCTCGATCAGCCGATTGATACCTCGGGACTCCCGGGAATGCCGGGTGGGCCCTCGATCACGCAGAACCTGCAAGACACGCAGAATGCGATCTACGGGCAGCAGATGGGGTACTTACAACCTCAGGAGCAATTGCAGCAGGAGCAGTTGAACTCAAATCTCGCCGCCGAAGGCGCTACCCCGGGGTCCGCGGCGTACAACAACGCGCAGTCCGAGCTGGGGCGGGAAAACACGTTCGCGAATCAACAGGCCGCGAATGCCGCGATTACGGGGGGAGAACAGGAGCAGGCCAATCTCTTCGGCTTGGGATCACAGGGCTTGCAGAACCAGATTACGGCCCGCAATGCCCCGCTGAACGAATACGAGACGTTGGCAGGCAACGGCAATGGGGCGCAAGCGACAGCTCAGACCCCCGATATCTCGGGGGCTTTCAATCAGCAGTATCAAGGCGCGTTGGCCGGCTTCAATGCCAACCAAGCCGCCTCCAATGCCGACACCTCCGCCGCAGGCTCGCTCCTCGGCTCTTACCTCATGTACCTCGCGCTCGCTTAGGAGAATTGAATGAGTGCTAACCCTCAAGCAATGGCCGCCATGTTGGCCTCGGGCCTTCAAGGAGGGCAGGGCAATCAAGCAGGGGGCGCCGCATCCGGCTCCATGGGCGGGGCTGCGCAGATGATTCAGAAGCTCATGCTGATGAAAGCATTGCAAGGCCAGCCCCAGAATCCACAGCAACCGCCGCAAGGTCCCGGCGGATTCCCCTTGCCGCAAGGGCAACCTGTTCCCCAAGCCCTGAATGCCCAGCCGGTCCCGGGAGCGGTGAATGCCTGATCCGAGCGGCTTGCCCGCCCCGTATCTCGATCCGTCGCAATACCCGGATTACCTCGCGGCGCAGCGCAAGCAACAGCTTGCCCAGATGCTCATGCAGAATTTCCAGCAGAGCACGCAAACCCCTGCGGACTGGAACTCCATGAAAGTGGTCCCGCGACGGGGGCTGCTGGGGAATGTCTCGACCTTGGCGAGCGCGCTCATGGCGGGCAAAGCCGAGAAGCAAGCCCAACAGGCGCAGCAGAATTACTTTCAAGGGCTGATGGGGGGCGGGACTTCCTCCCCGCCTGCTGCTACGCCGCAGGCGCCCCCATCCTCCCCTGGCTATCCGCAGGGTTCTCCCGGGATCGCCGCTCCATCCTCTCCCCAAGCAAGTGCCGTTCCGCAAAGCGCACCACAAGCGCCTCCGCGCCCGAACGCCATGCTTCTACCCGGAACCGACATGGCGACCTCCCAACGCATGCTCACCATGATGGGCCCGCAGGAGTACGCCAAAGTCCTGGCGGGTCAGTACGCGCCGACCGACTTGCAGAAGATGCTGAAGGCATCGGGAGCGAGTGAAGCCCAGCAGCAAGCGGCTTTACAGGCCGCGATTGCGAAGCAAACGACTAACGTGCAGGACTTGCGTCCCGGGGGAACGGCCTTCGATCTCACCACCCGGCAACCAATTTTCTCCGCGCCGCAGAACGGCCAACAGGTGCAGTGGGGTCCGAATGGTCCGACGGCCACCGTATTGCCAAATGCGCCTCAAGCGGAAGCAGCGATGACGGGAGCGGAGACGGCGGCGAAGACGGCCAATACGCCCACGATAGTTCCGACCAAAGGCGGCGGCTCGACATATGCCTATCCCTCGGACGTGTTGGGAACCGCCCCTGCCTTGCGCACCCCGGGATTACAGGCGCCACGCGTTGCCTCTCCGAATGCCCCACAAGCCCCACAGAGCGCTCCTGCGCCTCAAGGAAGCCCCTGGGCCACGATGCCCAAACTCCCTGTGGGGCAGGGTATGGGTGCGCCGGATGACTTCACCAAAGGGCGATTACAGGAAGCCGGCAAGAAGGATGCGGAGCTGTCGAGCAAGTACGGCGCGGAAGCCGATTTAGCCGACCAGAAGCAGCAATACAACGCGCAGGCGATTGCGAATCTCCCCGCCTCCGAAACCGGTCCCCTCTCGAGTTGGCTCACGGAGAACAAGGCTGCGCTCATGGAAGCCGGGGTGCCGGAAAAGCTCATCCCGAGTTCGGGGACGGTGACGCCCACCTTCGAACTCAACAAGTACTTGAAGAATGCCGCTCTTCAGGGCGCACGGCAGATCTACGGCTCCCGCATGACGCAGATGGAGGTGAAGCTGCAGACCGATGAGATGTCCCCGTCCTCCGCTATGACGCGCGATGCGATTGCTTCCCTCATCCAGCAGGACAACATCCGCAACGCCTACTCGAAACAGCGGGCGACCGATTACGGGCAGTACATCCAGAAAGGGGGCGATCCGCTGCGCTTTGAGAGCTGGTATGCCAAGAGCTTCCCACTGACCGGCTTTGCGAAAGCGAATACGCCGGCCGGTTCTCCTCCGGGAGCGACCCCGAAGCCGCAGGATGTCGCGGGCATTCGCCAGCAGTTCACGCCGGCACAAATCCAAGCGGAACTCAAACGCCGCGGGATCGTGCAATGACCGACATTACACAAATGTCGGATGCGGACCTCATGGCTCTCGCGGGGCATCCGTCGGGAATCACCGATATCCCTACCGAACAGTTGCAAGCCGCCATTGCCCCACCGCCCGCCACGGCCGCTGATCGCGTGCAGGCCGGTGAAGCGGGCATCTTGAAAGGGGCGGCGTACCTCGCAGGACTCGTTCCCGATACGGCCATCAATACCTACAACCTCGGCAAAGCGGGACTCGGTTACGGGTACAGCAAACTGACCGGCAAACCCGTACCCGATGCGCTACAGGTCAATCAGGATGTCTCTCCGGTAGGCGGTTGGATCAGCCGGCAACTGGATAAGTCCCCGATTACCACGACGCAGGTGGCTCGGCCCGATGACACCGCCAGTCGCTATATCAGCACGGCCGCCAGCGTCATCCCTGGGGTTTTGACAGGGGAGGGGAGCCTTCCGGGGATTGCCTCCAACACGGTAAAAGCCGCCATCCCGGCCGCAGGCGCGCAGTATGTGGCCGAGCACAAGCCGTTCCAGTCCGATACGGCGAACAACGCCGCGACGGTCCTGACGCAAGCCCTCGGGACCGCGCTTATGCCACGCGGCCGCGGTGCCCCTGTTGAATCCCCGACGAATGACGCCGTGCAAGCCGGCCAAGAAGCCGGTTTCGTCTTTCCGCCTGGGGCGACCAATCCCACGCTGAAGAATCGCGTGCTGTCGATGGTCGCCGGGAAATCTTCGGTGGATCAGCATGGGGCGGTCGAAAACCAACCCGTCACGAATAACCAAGGACGGTTAGCCATGGGGCTGCCTGCCGGGGACGGGTCCATTTCGGATGTGGAGATTGCGCAGGCAAAAGCCCAAGCCGCTCCGGGATACAACGCAATCCGTGCGGCAGGGCAGATCACGGCCCCACAAGATTTCCAGAGCCGACTGAGCACCGCGCTGAATCAGCAGAGCGGGGCGGGGAGATTGGCGCCCTCTCTACGCAACACCGAACTCGAGCGCACGGTGGGAGAGATCGCGCAGAACCCCTCCTTCGATGCCTCGGATGCTGTAGACACCATCGCACAACTTCGGGACAAGTCCCAGCAAGCCTATCGCGCAGGGGATGCAGGAACCGGCAAAGCCTATAAGGGCGTCGCCAAGGTCATCGAGCAAGCCATGACCGAGGATCTGAATCAACGCGGCCAAGGGGATCTCGTCCAGAACTATCGCGATTCGCGTCAACGCTTCGCGGCGATTGCGGATGTGGAGGCGAACCGCAATCCCACGACCGGGAATCTCCAGGCACAGAAACTCGCCGCGGCGTTGAAAGGCGGCGACTACCTGGGGGAGAAAGGCACACCGTTACGGGTGACGGCGGAAGCGGCTGGCCAAGCTCCCAAAGCCTTTGCAGAACCGACCCAGACTCCGGGATCAGGTCATTTGGGCTTCTGGGGGAGTCTCTTGGGCGCGGCAGAGTTAGGCCAACATCTACCGTTGGAACACGGCGGACTCATCGGTGCGGGGCTTCCGATTGCCTATACCGGCGCTCGGATGGGGGCGCGCAAATTCCTGTTAGGGCCGGGGCAGAGTGGGGCCGTGCAATACGGCTCGAAGCAGATCGACCCGTCTCAACTCATCAGCGCGCTAACTTCGGCGCCGCCCATTCTTCAGTCGAGGTAGCCATGCCGCAAGGATGCCCAAGTACACCGCAAGCGGCGCGATTGCCACGGAGCCGTCCTTTATTCCTTGCCAGATCAGCGGGGACATAAAGAGCGTGTACAGACCCAGTACCCAGAGACAGATTTTGAAACCGCGTGACATGTTGTTATTCCTTGAGGTGACCTGTGGCCTTTGACGGCAATGGCAATTACGTCCGTCTGTACAGTTGGGTTACAGACAAGACCAATGGCATCGATATTACCTCCTCGCGTGTGGACGCGGAAGATAACGGGTTCGCTGCTGCACTGTCTCTCTGCGTGACCCGGGATGGCCAGGGGAAGATGGCCGCCAACTTCCTACCCTTGGTCAGCAGTGCCTATAGCCTGGGGTCCGCGCTTCTGCCCTGGGGACCGATCTTCAGCTCGGGATTCAAAAGCTCTACGGGCGCCACGCAAGCCTTCGGGGCGGTCGCCAATGCCTTCGTGGATTTGACCCCGGATACCTCCACGTTTACCGCCACTTACACGGGGTTTTCAGGCTCCGTGCAAGGTACTGCAACGTGGTCCCGCATTGGCAATCAGGTGATGCTGACCCTGCCGGGAGTGACGGGAACGAGCAATGCCACATCGTTTGCGGTCTCGGGACTGCCTCCAATCCTCCTCCCGGTCACGCTCTCGCAACGCATCGCACTGCCGCAATTCTCTGGCGAGGACAACTCCGTCGCCGGGGGATTTGACTTATCTATTGTCGTCGCCCCCACTGGGGTGGTGTTCGCCAAGAACGGCAACAACTCCGGGTTCACCGCTTCGGGGACCAAAGGCATCGTGAATGGCCCGATCACGGTTGCGTATCACATCCTGTGAGCCAAGACCCGCAAAACTGGATTGGGGGAGCGATCACAGCGATTTGCGCGGCGATCACGGGGCTCTTGTGGACCATCCGCCGCATTCTCATCAGCGTGACCCGCGAGGAAATGCTCGCCGCGCTCAAAGAGATGGACGACCGGCATGTGGCCACCGTCGAACGTCTTGAACGCCGTCACGATGCCCACGTCGCAGACCTACGCGAGACCTTGCTCGCATTGCACGAGGCGAACTCCAAAGCCCGGCATACCTTGAATGACACCGTGGCGGGTCCTTTGAACCGCCTCAATGCCGAACTCATCCGTTTACGCGAGCGGTTGGATAAACCTCCTCCGCGGGAGTGCGAGGAATGACCTTCCCCATGACCCGCGAGGAACGGCTCAACAATCCCGGAGGGATCAAACGGGTTCCTGGAGTCACCTGGGTCGGACAGACCGATGACCAGCCGGACAAGCTCTTTGTCCAGTTCTCCACTCCACAGTACGGGATTCGTGCAATAGCCCACACCTTGCGCACCTACTGGCTGAAGGACGGGGTGACCACGGTTGCTCAAGCGATTACCCGTTGGGCGCCTCCTGCGGAGAACTATACCCAAGCCTACATCAATGCAGTGTGTCCCGAGTGTGGGGTGGAACCGGATGAGCCTGTAGAGCTTCCGGTGATTCTCTTCCCCCTGGTGCGCGCGATCATCAATCACGAAAACGGTGCGGTGATCTACACCGATGAAGTGATCCAGCAGGGGATTGCATTGCCGTGAAGTGCGCGATGGAAGACTGTAACGCGCCGATTGCGCATCGCGGCTGGTGCAGCAAGCACTACCAGCGATGGATTCGCCATGGCAATCCCGCGGCGGTCGAGGTCTATCGCCGGCATCCCTTCTCGCGGGCGATGTGGCAGCGCTGGTTAGAGCGGTTAAATGCCGATCCGGATACGCGCCACGCGCGGGGCCTCGCGGCGTTTCGCCAGCTTCTTGCCCAGAAGGAACCGCAATCGTGAATCCCATCCCTTGGTACAAATCGAACGTCCTACGCGGGCTGCTCATGATCGTCGTGAGCCAAGTCATTGCCCATATCGCGCAGGTGTATCACGTCGATTTCGGTCTTCTCAACGCGGCCAACATCGTCGATTGGCTGATGGACCTGATTTCCGCCTTCGGGGTGTGGTACGCCGCGAACAGTCGCATCAGTCACCCCACCCCTCCCATTCAGGGAAGCAAACAAGCCCCTTTAGTTCCACCGGAGAAACCATGATGTCTACCCCGAACCCCGCTCTTGTCGCTGCTGCGCCCTCGTTGCTCGCCGCCATTCAGGCAGTACGCACCTTTATCGCGAACCTCGGTTCAGACCCCATGCAGGTCGCACTCAAGTTTCCGGGAGCGCTTCAGGTGCTCATCGGCAACCTCGAACTCCAGATTCCCGGTCTTGCGCAGGCGGAATTTGGCGTCGTCACCCAGGCGGCCGATGCGCGTCTGGCCGCCGCCGAGGCCGAACTGCAAAAGCTCGTGCCGCCCAAGTCGTGATGTTGGATTGTGTTAGAATAGCGGGAAACGCGGCGTTATCAGCACCGCGTCACCCTAACCATGCGACCTGGAAGGAGGCCACAATGGCTATCAAACACATTATCACGCCTGGGCAGCGCTTCACTCATTGGAGCGTAATCCGAGAAGTCGATCCGATCCCACGTCAAGATGGGCACAGACTTAGACGTATTCTATGTCGCTGCGACTGCGGGACAGAACGCGTCGTTTTGCTCATGAGTCTGCGCAAGGGAGCAAGCACCTGCTGCGGCTGCATTGGGAATCAGAAGATCGGGGCACGTCGCAGGACGCACGGCCAATGCGCGGATTATCGCCGCACGAAGACCTACGACGTGTGGAACAACATGATGGCCCGATGCTACAACCCGAAAGGCAGCGGCTATGAAAATTATGGTGGCCGGGGAATTAAGGTTTGCGAGCGCTGGCGGGACTTCAAGAACTTCTACGCAGATATGGGCGAGCGACCGGCCGGCAAGTCTTTAGATCGGATCGATAACGACGGGCATTACGCGCCCGAAAACTGTGCATGGCGCTCAGCGGCGGAGCAGATCCGTAACCGACGCACGACAGTCCGTCTCACATGGCAGGGAGAAACCTTGACGGTTCCTGAGTGGGCGGAGCGCTTGGGCGTCACATACAAATTCCTTGAGCATCGACGGGAAATGGGCTGGTCAGTCGAGCGCATTTTCTCTCAGCCGAAGGGAAGACGGATACGGAAATGATCCAAACGGCGGCCTTGAATTATCAATTTGTCCTCGGCTCAGATTACTCGTCGCGACTAATCGCGTGGTGGGGGCAAGGGTATTTTGGCTGGTCGCACGTCGATGCGCTGATGCCGGACGGCTCCTGCCTGGGGGCCCGGTCCGATGTGATCAACGGTATCCCTGCCGGGGTGCAGATCCGTCCTCCCGGCTATGAGAAATGGAAGCGGCGGTGTCTGGTCCGAATGCCCTGTACGGCAGGGGAGGCGGCGGAGTGGGAGGTGTACCTGCGATCTCAAGTCGGGGACCCCTATGACAAGAGCGACATTCTCGGGCTCATCATCGGGAAACCCATGTCCTCTGCAGGACATTGGATCTGCTCAGCATTGCAAACCAATGCGCTGGAGCGAATCGGCCGCTTGCCCCACCTCTGCATCACCCCGCAGCAAGTCTCTCCGAACACTCTACTGGCCGTTTTAAGCGCCTTGGGAGCCACATGCACTTCGTTCTCGTCGCCATCGTCTTAAGCGCCTCCACCGGAGAGGCGAGTTACCAACGCCTTGCGGACTTCGATACCGAAGCGGCCTGTCAGGCGCATATCACGGCGGATATCGTGAAACCCACAGGAGGGCAATTGCGTATCCTGAAATGCATCACCGGAGCGAAGGAGGAGCCGAAGAAGCCCCCGGGGGATATGCAAGAGACTTAGGACCCCCCGCCGTCGCGCTCAAAGCGCTCCCAGTCGGCGTGAGTCTTGAAGCGCTTCGGTTTGCTGCGTCGGCGCACGACTTCATACGCAATCAGCAGAATCAGCACAAAGCCCATGAAGGGCACGGTGAGCACTTGCACAATACCTCCTTGGCGGTTCCACCAGTCCCCCGCGCGGACAAAAGCCATGTCGTCGGTGATCGGAAAGGGCTTCCGCGAACCTCGATAGATTAGCAGGGCCGCACCGCCGCTGATGATCAGGAACGCGAAAAGTATGATAGTCATACGGATCGACGCGACGGTGCTCGCTTTTTCATCCGCCACGCTGCGTAGCGGCCCCCTCTGTGCAGGAACTCGAATAAGTTCGACATCGGCGCCCCGACGTCCATGAAGAACTTGCGCCCCCGGATCTTGCGTACCCGATACTGCGTATTCCCGTGCACCACGTAAATAGCCATAGAGCAACTCAGGTTCTCGACGCTGGCACACCAGCATAGCAATTCGGCGGGGCATTCAACTTCGCATTGATGATCCCCTCCAGCAGGTCCGCAGTGATCATCCGCGTGAAGATCCCCGCATAGCGCTTCCCGTCGCCCTCCGGGTCGAATGCCCACCCAGGCTGCCAATAGACCGTCAGGCGCATGAATTCGGGGGTCGAGGACACTCGCACACTTGAGACACGCCGCCGCAGGGTTTTGACGGGAGACTCGCTCACGATTTCGCCGGTGCTACTTCAGTAAGCCGCGACCAGCCAGCCGGCTCTCACGCGCCCAGTCGTCCTGAATCTCCACCTTTTCGATCTTGCCGTCCTTGTATCGGACGGCCTCCTTGGCGTTGTGCAGGATCATGGTATCGTCCGGCAAGTCGTCGTCCACGATGACGTCGATTCCCAACAACTCGCCTACTTTTTGCCTAGCCATTAGCCGCTCCGCGATTTCTGTGTCGCTCCGGAGAATCCCCCGAAAGCCATTTCCATCTCGTAGAAATAGTCATGCTCAATGACAGGCCACCGATCCCGGTACGCTGCGGCGATGAATAGCCCCACAGCCTTACGCAGAGGGTCAATGCCTGCTTGACACTCCCCGGGAGGATCAACCCCCGGGGAGCCGCTTTGGCGCGCGAGGTCCCGACCGTCTGGCGGTGTATCACCAGACTGATCGGTGGTCGGGATAGGTCCCCCGCCTTCCGGCTTTCGTTGTACGAACGGTTCGTTCGTTGGTAACTTGTCAACACCCGGGAGCCAGTTCTTGAACTCCCAAGGCAGCCCACACTTCGCACACGTTCCGCGCGGATCGGTATGCTGCTCCGCATTGCCGCACCACGGGCAGACGCACAAGCGGCGGAGCCTCGTATTCTCGCGCTCCAGGCGCTCGATCTCTCGCACTGCCCGCTTCATTTCGTCAGCGCATAAAGTACACGCCCTGTAGATCGGATTTGTCATCCGATTACTGTCTTCGTCAGCCATTCGATGTTCCTATAGAGCACCCAGAGTAAAAGGGCTGTTCCGGTTATCCAGCGCATTCGATGAAGAAACGTCATTCGGATGAGTTAGAACTTGCTCTCCAGCCAATCGGCTAGATCGACATCATCCGGCACTTCGATGAACGGGCCCTTAGCCGCTTTCAAGATTCTGCGCACCGCCTCCGGTCGATAAACCCCGCTACCGCGATGTGGCGTACGGCTCCCACCCGACTTATTGGCTGCGGGCCTTGCGACGACGCGGGGCGATCGACGGGGACGTGCCTTCAAGATCGTTGCTCGAATAGTTGGGCCGTGCGACGCTTCGGCAAATCCCAGTCGGCCAGCTTGCACAGCCAGGCGAGCTGCTTTTCGCTCAGGTACGTCTTCAGCCCGTGCTCCTTCGCCTTGATGACCATCTCGGCGGCGAAGTCCTGCGAGCTTTCGCCTTTCGCCTGGGATTGTGCATCGCCGCAGAGCTGCCGGAACTCGTGCTCGTCGGCGAACCAGTCGCCCGCGGTGCTCATGCGGCCTCCGATTCCGGGGCCGATTT